AACCAATACAACAAGTCATCATCTACACTTTTTTCAGTCTTTAAAAACATTGAAGATGAGTCTTTTAAGTACTACGTTCTTAAAAAGAAAACTGATATAATCGATGCAATGAAAGTTTTTTTTTCAAAAGAAAAAGCATGATCCGACTCATGCTTTAATCTTTGGATATATTTGAATGATAAATTCTGATTTATGTTTCATTTCCTGAGTTCTTAAAAATGTCGCTTTCTCAAGTACTGATTTGAGAAGGCGATTTTTCTTTTCTATGCTATCAGTTTTTCTATAAGCTTTTAATACTTCAATAAGTTGAGGAATATAAGATTCCATATTATTTTGATTATGTTTTGCTTTATGGAGATCAGACGATAGTTGTTGAATTTTATTTTCTACTTCACTTATTTCAGAACTTATTTTCTTTTGTCGTTCCTGGAATACTTCTATTGAATAAATACCTTTTTCTAAATATGTGTAAGTATTGTCTTTTTGAATATTTAAATCGATTAGTTCCTCATTCGCTTTTGTAAGTAAATTTTCTAGTACTGCTATTTGTTTAGTGTATTTATCATTTGACTTTTTAGTCTCTTTCGATTGAAAGGACTTAACAAATTCATTAATTCCATCCAGTAACCTTTGTTCCACTAAAGGTAGTAGAGCACCTTTTTGTTTACCTATACAATTCGTTTGAGTACAGCGTATTTGTTCATTCGGTCTATCTTTAGGTTTGAATCGTACTAAGGCATGTCCACATATTTCACATTCCAATATCCCAGCTAAAGGATTTTTTAAACTCTTATCAGCAACCGTATTCGGTCTATATCTTTTTTGAGTGGCTATATTAGCAGCTGCAAATAATTCTTTCGAAACAATTGGTTCATGAGCATTTTCTACAATGGTCCATTCTTCTGAAGGAACAGGAACGCGTTTCTTTTTACCATTTTGTTTTACGGTTTTCATTTTTCCCCAAACTAAGTCACCTTTATAAACTTCATTTTTTATGATTTCAGAAACAGTGGAACTTCGCCAACCAATTTCATTTTTGCGTTTACTGTGGCCAGATTGAGGGGGAATAACACCTAATTTATCTAACTCTCTTGCAATATTTATTCTACCAATGCCATTTGCTGTCATTTCGAAGATTTTTTCGATGATCCATTTGGTTTGTTTGTCAGGAATTAACTTTAATTTATCATTTCGTAAGTATCCATATGGAGGACGTTTCCCAACGTGTTTTCCTTGTTTAATACTATCTATTCTGCCTAATTGCATACGTCTAGTTATAGCTTTTAATTCTTGTCTACTGATAATAGACTTTACACCAAAAATTAACTCCCATGACTCTTCTGTTGGATCATAAGTTTCCATAGGAGTAATAATTAATGTTTCCGATTCTCTAAATGCTCGGTCAATCATACCTGAATCAAATAAGTCACCACGACCTAAACGTTCAAGATCTACTACTAACACACCATTTACATTCCCATTTTGAACATTTCTTAATAGTTGTTGCATCATTGGACGATCAACAATATTCTCACCTGAAACCACTTCTTCATAGATTTCTAGAATTGAGTATTGTTGCTGCTGAGCAAATGCTAGTAACCTATCCCTATGTCGTTGTAATGTATCGTAGGACTCTCCATCTAATAATGCTTTTCGTTCTGCATCTTCATCTTTACGTGATTTCCGTAAATAAATATATATATCCATGTATCTATCACTCCATGTTTAATTGGCTATATATAGCATACTACAAAATATATAAATATGAATATTGTAAAAAATGACAAAAAGAAGCGAAATTAACTCGCTTCTTTGTCTCTTAAAATGTTTATGTATTCTTCTGTTGCTCCTAAGAAGATTAATCCGTCTTTAACATGGCTGTGGTTTTCCTTAAGTACTGTAGTAAAAACAATCCCTGTCTCTCGATCATAATAATACATAGCGCACCACCATTCCCTAAAGTAGAACAAAAAACAGAACGTACATTCTTATTTATCTAATTTTAATTATACTAGCTTTAGGGAGTAAATGGTAGAACTATTCTGAAAAATATATGTTTCTTTTTTCGACAAATTATAAGGAATTATAACAAACTACCTACTTTTAATCTAATGATAGACAATAAAAACATCTATCTATTGTCCCTGTTTAAGTTTTTGAATAGGACTAAAGCATTAACAACATCTGTCACCTTAAAATCTGTAATTTTAAGATTATGTTTTTTAAGTTCTTCAATCATTTCAATATAACTTTCGATTTCTTCTGTTGATAATTTATTCGCAGCTTCAAATACCATTATCATTTCTTCTTTTGACAAATTCCCAAAAAGATTATCTATTATTTTTCCACCATCAATATCTTGCTTATAAAAATATGATATATCTACATCAAAAACTTCACATATCTTATTTAAGGTTTTTTGAGAGTTAGGTAAAGTAGGGTTATTTTCGATTTTTGAAACATAACCAGTTGTTACTTCTAGTCTTTCTGCTAGATCATATACTGTCCATTTATGATTTTTTCTTAATTTTTTTACTTCTTGTCCAAAATGCATCAAATTACACCTCCTTTGGATTTAATATACAAAACTGAATATTAACAAGGTAAAACCATATATATCCTTTTTGTTATCATAATAATGCATTTTAGTAATATAAATGTGTCTATATCATTATATTATATAATTTGTTGCCTTTAGGGTATAGAAATTTATGGAATTGTTGAAAATGTCGAAACTTCTTTGATTTAAAATGTTTACTTTTTGGAAACAAATATAATATACTTAGTTCAAGGAGGTGAAACAAAATTGAAAAATCGCATCAAAGAACTTCGCATACAACGTGGTTTGTCTGTTCAGGAATTAGCGAAAAAGGTAGGTATATCAAGAAGTTACCTTTGGAAACTCGAAAATGAAGGCGGCGGAAGTACTAAACTTCATGTAAGAATCGCAGCAGAATTGGGAGTCACTTTGAATGATATTTTTTTTAAATAAAAAGTTTCCAAAAAGGAAACATATTGTGGGAGGTTGCCTCATATATTGAGGTAAGGGAGATGATTTAATGAAAACAATTAAGATTGACCACACAACGATCATCATTCATGGGGACTTTGTCAATTTAACATCTGAAGAACAACAACAATGGTTCCAGTCCGAGTACGATAAAGGCAATCCAATTCTATTGGAGATTGAACGAGCTGTTCAAGCTTGTTACGAAGACTAGGAGGGGAAAACGTTGACTTCAACAGAGAGAGAAAGGTTGGAAGATCGGATTCAAAAACTTCAAAGTAATCAAGAAGATTTCGTAAGTGTAGTTACAGATGTTTTAGGATTACTTCAAGATTTTGATTTCGATAATTTACAGGAAGCAATTGAAATGCTTCAAAAGGCAAAGGAAGAGTACAAATGATTGAGCACATGGAAGTACCTCATAAGGTGAAATGCAAATCTCGTAAGTTTACTCAAAATAACCCAAAAGTTGGTGTAGTAGTTACTGAACAATTCAAAGTTTATGAATCAGTCAACGATGAAGGTTTTGTTTACTTTTTTGAAGCAAAAGGAATTGAAGGGTTTCAAAAAGTATATGAAGCTGATGTATCAACAATTGTTCAATATATGAAAAAACATAAAGGGTTTCGAGATAACCTATTAAGGGAAATGCACATAGAGTTTTATCCATCAGAATTAAAGGAGTGGGAGAAAGAGAATGAGACAACTGTATGAAGTTTCTCAAGATATGTTAGTAGTCATGTCACTAGACATTGATGAACTAACACGAATGGATACATTAGCAGCATTAGAAGGTGAATTTGGAGTTAAGGCAGAGAAAATTGTTCACCTAATCCGCAATAATCAAGCAGATATTGAAGCACATAAAAACGAAGAAAAACGAATTGCTGAACGTAGAAAACAACTTGAAAAACAAACAGAAACACTAGAAGCATACTTATATGGTGAAATGAAGGTCTCTGGATTGAAAGAGCTAAAGTCCCCACTTTTCAAACTTACAATCCAGAAAAACCCACCAAAAGCTGAAGTATTAGACGAAAGCCTAATTCCTTCAAACTTTATGATACCAAAATTTCAGTTAGATAAAAAGGCAGTACTTCAAGCGTTAAAAGATGGTGAAGAAGTGCCTGGAGCTACTTTAGTCCAAGAAACGAGGTTGAGTATTAAATAATGCCTAGACCTGTACTGGATCTAACTGGAAATAAATATGGCAAATTAATTGTATTGAAATTAAATGAAACTTTAACTCATAGAGGCGCAAGATGGCTTTGTAAATGTGAGTGTGGAGCTGAAACTATAGCATATGGTTGGGAATTGAAAAGTAGTAAAAAGAAAAGTTGCGGTTGTCTTGTAAGTGAGTTGGCAAAAGTGAATAAAAATCATTTAACACACGGTTTCTCAAAAACTAGATTTTATAGAATATGGGTTGCTATGAAGCGAAGATGCTCAGCTGAATCCAACGAACTTTATAAAAAATATTACATCGATAAAGGTATAACTGTTTGTAAAGAATGGTTGGACTTTGAAAATTTTAAAAATGACATGTATGAAACATATTCAGAACATTGCTCAATATATGGAGAAAAAGACACATCTATTGATCGTATTGATAACGATAAGGGTTATTCCAAAGAAAATTGCAGATGGGCAACTATGGAATTACAAAATCAAAACAAGTCAAATAAGGTGGTGCTCTTATGAGTGAACGTAAATTAGTTAAGAAATTAACTGAAGTAATGCAAGAAGTTAAATACATTCAAAAACGAGGTAAAAACTCTTTCCATAATTACACATACGCAACTGAAAGTGATGTTGCTGAAAAAATTCGTGAATCATTATCTGAACGTTGTGTAATGATGATTCCCAATATTATCGAATCAACTTATCGTGAGCACGTAAATAACAAAGGCAAAACGGAGTACATCACAAAGGTAAGGATGGAATTTAAGTTTATTGATGGAGAAACAGGCGAAGAGTTAATTTTCCATAGTGAAGGTGAAGGGCAAGATGCAGGAGATAAAGGGATTTATAAAGCCATTACAGGTGCTCAGAAATACGCTTTAATGAAAGTCTTTATGATTCCTACTGGTGATGATCCTGAAGCTGATAATGGTGTAGATGAAAGAAACACTCAATCAAATGATAACCAACCTAAACAACAACAAAATAATCAGCAAGATAAACCTCAAAAAGTAGCAATGATTACTCAAAAACAAATTGCTGAAATGAAAGTATATGCAATGAAGCTAGGTAAATTAATGGGTAAAACAGATGTTGAAGCAGTCGCTTCATTTATGGCAAATAAAACGTTTGATTGGAAACAAATTGAATCATATTCAAAAGCTGTTGCTGATAAATTGATTGAAAAGTTAATTCAGTGGGTAGCAGAAACAGAAGCAAATACACCTGTTGCATAGACAACTAATATTCATTAAAGGAGTGGAACGAAATAATGATTAAGGATAAATTGGATAAACGAATTTGTGATGTAGAAGGTGGAGATAATGAAGAAACTTATAGAGAGTTTATAAAAGTATCTGAAATCGCATTTGAATTGGAGCATAAAGACTTAGATAGTATGAGTGATGAAGATTTAGGAACATATATTCAATGGTTAGATTATCTTTGGACTAAATAACTTTTAGTGAATGGTACGAACATAGAGCTCCTTAATTGGAGCATTCTTTTAAAGTGAATTTTGGACAATCGTGACAAGTGTTGACATGCAATGACAAGCTAAAAAGGAGGAGATAGTATGAAATGTCCTACAAGCTTAAATGAAGCTCAACAAATGCTACATACAGAAATAAACGATGTTTACAATACACAATTAGAAATCATTCAAGAAGAAGGCATTTATAAGCTTTGTGGTATGGATGGTGACACCATTTTAAATGAAGTAGAGGTTCCTTCATTAAAGGATCTACCCTGGGTTATGAACATCATTGATTTGGTTATATCTGAATACTTGCTTTCTTCAGGTCAAGTGCCTGTACAAAAAATTTACGTGGTGAAATAAATGAGTAAGTTGTTAATAAATGAAGAACCGTTGCAAGTATTACCTAGTCTAGCTGAATTAATTGGCTTAAATGAAGCGTTATTCCTCCAACAAGTACATTACTGGCTTAATCGTAGTAATCACCTAATAAAGGGGAAAAAATGGATATACAACACTTATGAAGATTGGCAGAAGCAATTTCCTTTTTGGTCTAATGCAACCATAAGAAGAACAATATCAAGTTTAGAAAATAAAGGACTTTTAATTCACGATAATTTTAATAAGGCTGGTTTTGACAAAACAAAGTGGTACACAATCCATTATCAATTACTTGAATCAATGAGCAGACCATCTGCTCAAAATGAGCAGACGATGTGCTCAAATTGGACAGATGGAGTTGCTCAAGATGAGCAGACCAATACCAAGAGAATAACACAAGAGAATACTACAAGAGAAGTTGATAATAATGCCTTCTCATTTTATCAACAAAATTTCGGTTTAATTAATGGATTCATAGCAGAAGATATTCAACATTGGTTAGATGATCTTAATGAAGAATTAGTAATCGAAGCAATGAAACGAACTTTAGAACAACAGAAAAAATGGTCCTATGCAAAAGGAATCCTCGCAAACTGGAAAAACTTAAATTTCAAAACCATTCAAGATGTTCATGCTGCAGATGTAGAATTTAAAAATCGTAAAAAACCTTCCAATAGAACAATAAGAACTGAAATAGTACCGGATTGGTTAAATCCTCAAGAGCAACCAAAAGAGTCTCCTTCTAATCCAGTTGACGTTGAGCAAGAACGTAAACGATTAGAAGAAGAAATGAAAATGTTCAAAAATAAAAAATCAAAAAAAGATACTTACTAAAAAGATATGCACTAGCTTACGTAGTTTGACCAAAACTTTCAGAAAGCGGTGAAATTGATGAAAGAACAAAAAGTGCAAGAACTTGTTAATACACTTCAAACTGCAATGAATTTCCATCATAAAAATTTTGGTAATAGTTTAGTTCAAACGGTTCATGAATTTGGGGAAATTACATTTATTACCTCACTTCATGAAATGGTGAATCGATGTAAATTTCTGATTCACGATTATACCGATGATACAGATGAAAAATTATTATCAACCTTACTTGAAATTGCAACAGTCAGCATGATCGCTTACAACTGGCTTGAGGAAGCTGTTCATGGCATACCAACAGAGGGTCTATAGATGACTAGAAAACTAGATAGAAAAGAGAAAAAAGCCATTCGATTAAAGATTAATAATCTCCTAGATGATAAGTGTAGAAACTGCCCTATTACGACAGTAGATAAAGATCATAGCGCAAGAATTTCTCAATGTTTACCATGTCCTACTTATAGTGAGCTGCAGAAGTTAGGAAAACTTTTAGAACCTAAAATGGTTACAACAAAGGAGCGTGAAGAAATGGTGGCATTAAACGGTTTAACTGTTAAAAAGTTTGAAGAGTTACGAGCAAATGGTCAATCATTTTCTGATATCGAGCGTGAATTCAATATTAAACCAGCAACGTTGAGATACCATATGAAACAACAGTTTAATTACGAAATCTCTAAATTACGTGAAAAAGCAAATAAAAAAGGTAAACAAAAATCCCAACCTAAACAATCTAAACAAGAAACTGAAGGATTAACAATCGAAGTCGTTCAACCATTCGAGCCAACAGTTTCGTTATCAGAGTTCCAGGAAGCAAAAGTGAAATTAAATGAATCACTTTTTGAAATTAATAGTTTGCGAGAAGAAAAGAAAGAGCTTGAAGATCGTGTAAAGCAATTGGAACTTTATAACAAAATTGAAATGAATAAAGCAGCTGTCAAGCGTGATTATGCTAATACTTTAAAAACTCAGCTTGAAGAAGCAAGCAAGGTGATTGAAAAGAAACAATATGAAATTCTTGAATTGCAAGAGGATAACATGGAACTTAGCGCCTGCTTAAAAAGAAGGTTAGTCTAATGCCACAAGTTCCGAAGCCTTCTCATAACCGTAAAGCACCAAAATTAAGTGAAAGAAGTAAGTTTTCGAAAATGGTTCGAGATCGTGTGAAAGAGGAACAAGAGAATCTATGTCAACAATGTGGACGTAAAGGAGTCCATCTACATCATGTAAAGCCTAGAAGTGGTGGGGGAAGAGGAGTATTCACAAATGCACTCCTCTTATGTAACCCATGTCATGTGCAAATTCACAAGGATAATGACCTTTTAAAATATTGGCAAAAACGATTTAGAGAAATGTACGGACCTGTTTATTACTTTGATTGGGAAGATTTTGAACAAAGGTTTCTAGAACGGATATTAAAAGAAACTGATCCAGAAGTAATTGAGTGGCAAAAACATAATAAAAAATAGGAGTGATTGGAATGCAATTAGTTACAAATACAAATACAGTGGTTAGTCAGCTTTCACATACAGAGTATTGCGCAGTTGGTAATTTAGTTAAAGCTTTAAATGGTGAAAAAACAAAAACTTTAGTTTCAGGTGATTTGAAGAAAGATGAGACTTCACGTACTTCAGTGGTAAATGCATTAAGCAAATTAGAAATTGCAGGTGTAATACGTTCAAAATCTCTTGGAATGAAAGGTACTCATATTGAGGTATTAAATCAAGAAGCACTTTACGAAATCGCTGGGGTGTAAAACATGTCAAAGCAAAAGAAACTTTATGTAAACGTGGAAACTAAAAAGACCGTTGATAAAGAGATTTTGCAAGTTGTAACAGTAGATCATACTCAACCAAAGAAATTTACTTACATTATTTTTAAATAAGGGAGTTAGATAAAAATGAAAATTGAGCAAATTGCAAAGTTATGTCACCAAGTAAATAAAGCTTATTGTGAAAGTGTTGGGGATACAAGTCAAGTAGATTGGGAAGTTGCTCCTGATTGGCAAAAAAGCAGTGCAATAAATGGGGTAAAATACCATCTTGAAAACGATGTAACACCTGAACAATCTCATGAAAGTTGGTTAAAGCAAAAATTAGAAGAAGGTTGGGTTTATGGTAAGGAAAAGGATGCTGAAAAGAAAACCCATCCTTGTATCAAGCGATATGATGAATTACCAAAATTCCAGCGAACTAAAGATTTGCTATTTACAGAAGTATGTAAGTTCTTTAAAGGTGAATTAAATGATTAATAGAGTCGTACTAGTAGGTCGTTTAACAGCAAATCCAGATTTAAGATATACACCTAATGGGGTAGCGGTCGCTACCTTCACTCTAGCAGTAAATCGAGCGTTTTCAAATGAACAAGGTAATAGAGAAGCAGATTTTATCAATTGCGTGGTGTGGAGAAAGCCAGCTGAAAATACAGCTAATTTCCTTAGAAAAGGCTCATTGGCAGGTGTAGAAGGTCGTATTCAAACAAGAAATTATGAAGGTCAAGATGGTAAGAAAGTGTATGTAACTGAAGTTGTAGCAGATTCAGTACAATTCTTAGAACCAAAGAAACAAGATAATAATTCACCAACTAATGCCTTTGAAGGGCAGTCAATAGATATTCCAGTTGATGATAATTTGCCATTTTAATTAAGGGGGAATCTCGATGATTGAATGGATCCACGACTTTGTAAATGATAAGCACACTTTTGTATACAGTATTGTTTCATTAACTGTCATGTTAAGTGCTAGTAAATTCTTAGCAAATGTAGCTGCTAATGATGTACTCGAACGACTTAAAAAAATGATGGGTTCTGAGGAAAAGAAAGATGTTTAACAGTTGGAGCATGGACGAATTAAACGAGTGGGAAAGAATCCAAAGTAACATGAATGATTTTTCGGAGAGAAGAAATTCTCTCCTTCTTTCCAAAGTATTACATGTTGAATCAAATTTAGATGAAATTATCGAAGTTAACTATAAAAAGGCAAGTGAGAGCTGGACGAATAAACGTTGTTTTTATAATTACCAAATCAATCTAGCGTTAGATTACTTTAATGCACGAAAAAATGAAGGTTATGAAGTCAGTATGAAAAAGGTGGAGTCTGAATGATGGAAACATGTACTTATCCTGGTTGTGGGTATAGAGCAGAATTTATCTCTAAGATTCATTGTCGATTAAATCATGGTATGGAAAGAGAAAAAATGATTAAAAAGTACGGCCCAATTAAGACGAATAACAATATTACAATTAGTAATAATCCTAAAAAGAAACTAGAAAAATTTAATGATTAAATTTACAGTATATGGCGAACCAGTTGCTCAAGGTAGACCAAGATTCAGTACTCAAGGCGGTTTTACGAGAGCTTATGATCCGAAGAAATCAAGCGACTTTAAACAGTATGTTAGATTGGTAGCTTCAGAGATTGCGCCAACAGAATTATTAAGTGAAGCATTGCAAGTAACTGTAGATGTATACAGAACTATACCAAAAAGTTTCAGTAAGAAGAAAACAGAAATGGCTAAGAGTGGGGCATTACGCCCTACTTCTAAGCCAGATGTAGATAATTATGTAAAAGGCATAAAAGATGCACTAAATAAGGTTATCTGGAAAGATGATAGCCAAATTGTAACGTTAACCGTTCGGAAATGGTATTCAGATAAACCTAGAATAGAAATCGAGGTGTCGAATGATAATTCAAACTGAGAATCTAATTTATGAAATAACTAAATTAATAAGTGAATCCAAAGAAGAAGGTGAAGAAAATGGAATTCTTTAGAGCATGTAAGTTTGCTGCTATTGTTTGTATTCCATTTTGGATATTCGTTATATGGTTGGTGCTTAAATGAGAGATAAACGATGTGAAGTAATTGGCTGTGAATATAAAGTGTTAGCTAAAGGATTTTGTAGTACTCATTATAAAAGGTTTATGAAATACGGAAATCCTAATTATGTTAAAGATTCTAGGAAAAAATTAGATTTTGAAATTACTAATAAAGGTTGTTTTGAGATTAAATCCCATATTCGTAATAAAAATGGTTACGGGATTCTCAGAAAAAATGGAATTAATACAGCTCATAGATTTATATACACTGAAATGTTCGGTGAAATTCCTAAAGGATTAGTAGTTAGACATAAATGTGATAATCCAAGTTGTATCAATCCTGAGCATTTAGAATTAGGTACTATTCAACAAAACAATGATGATCGAGATAAAAGGGGCCGATTCAAAAAAATGTTTGGTTCTGAGAATGGATCAGCAAAATTAAATGAAGAGCAAGTACGAGAAATAAAGAAAATGCTTGTAGAAGGCAAGTCAGTTAATGAACTATCAAAAGTATTTAATATAGGCAAAACTACACTTCATTTAATCAAAAGAGGTGAAAGATGGAAACACGTAAATTAACGCCTATTCAACAACTAACTGAATTTTATAATCAAACTGACAAACTCAACGATGATTTACCAGCAGATTTAATTAAAAAATTAATGCTATACGGAAAAATATTAGAAATAACGGGGAAGCTCCATGCTTCCTCCTTAAAAGACTGGAAAATGGCAGAAGCCAAAAGAAAAGAAACAATTGCTACAGTTTATTCATTAGATCCGAACGGAACAAGTAAAGAAAGAGAAATGAAAGGTGAAATGGCAGCTACTCAATTTAGGCAAGAAGAAGCAACCGCAGAAGCTGAGTGTATGCGATGGAGAAATGCGTACACTTCATGCCAGGAATATATTCAGATACTCAAAATGCAAATACGAGATATAAAATCTGTTGATGAAGGTGGAGTTTGATGAAAAGACAATATAAGCCAGTTCAAGTAGCGAAAAGAGAAGTAAAGCAGCTAAAGAAAGAATTAAAAAATAAAAGCGATTGGGAAACAGGCTACAATGATTTACTACAATTGTTCAGTCATGTAAGAGAATACAACGGGGAACTTAGAGCAGAGATATGGGAAGTTAATAAAGTAAATAATCAGTTAGAAAATGAGCTAGATAGAATAAGTGATTTATGTAACTACCAATCTATAACTTTCCAAAAAATAGTAAATGAAGATTTTAAAACAATTAAAGCTCTTAGAAAAGACCTTGATAAATCAAATAAATGGTTACTAGCTTCAAGTATCGGATTATTAGTTACTGTTTCATATAACGTTATTGGATATTTTTTCTAAGGGGTGGGCTGTAAATGGAAAAAGTGAAAGTATCACAAACGGTAGCGAATTTGATTGAAAGCAAGAAAACTTCTTATGATGTTAGACATAAACAGCATTGTCAATTAAGGGAAGTTATGAAAGATCATGCCAATCTATTAGGAAAAATGGATATCGACATCGTAACACTAGCAAAAGCAATTCAATACGGTTATGAAGTTGAGTATGAGTTTAAATTACATGACGTTTTATTGAATAAAAGTACTGGAATACCTTTTATTGTTAATGAAGATATTCATAATCGTGGTTATGTTAATGAAAATAAAGAAAGGTATATTTTACTTTGCAAAGCTGAAAACCGCGAGGACTTAAAAGAGGTGTCCAATGGATAGACCATATATTCCCTCTACTTATCTTAGTGTATTGGGGAGCATATTAGCTCCTCAACCATCTAGCAAAAAAAGATTTACTCGTCACGATAACCATACTCCAAAAACTGTTATTAAAGTTAATAAGAAAAAACGAAAAGCAGTAAGTAAAGCTAAAAAAAGAAACAGAAAATAAAAGGAGTGAGTACATGACTAACAAAGCAATGTATGAAGATGTTAAACTCACATCTGATATTAGACGAAAAGCTGAGAAGATAATCAGCTCATACCGTAAAATTGATGCTCTCATTCAAACCCTCAAAATGGAATTACCTGATGTAAAACTAACTCCTACATATGAACTGAAAGAAGGCTCAGGTGGTGGAGTTAGTAATACTATCGAGGCATTATATTTAAAACAAGAGAAGATACGTGAAGAAATAGCAAAAAATGAGTTAGACAAAAAGAAATTAGATATTATTAACGAAAGTCTTAATGATATTCAAAAAAAGATTTGGGAAGAACGGTATTTATTTGGTCGGTTCGATGAAGCTGTTATGAATTCGTTACGGATCAGACGAGAAAATTACTATATCCAGAAGAATGAAATTATCTTGTTGGTAGCGAAAGCATTTTGTTTAGTGTGATGAATGGCAGACCAATAATGTTCATTAAAGGAGAGAAGAAGAATGACTGAATTAGATTTATATAAATTCGTTCAAGATAAAGAAATTGATTGGAGAGGAAATAAGTTAATTCTATGGATACCTTTTTATGATTTACAGGAATTTACTAACTTAATCGGCTATGATTACCTTTCAGAAGGTGGCGAGGAAGTATCGCTACAACATAATTGTATTGCATTAGAATTAAATGATATATGTGATAACTTTGATATTGAAGCCGAAAATATCCTTAAAAAAGAAAATTAATTGATACACAGTACGAATATAATGTGGAACAAAAACGGAACGATTTCGGAACAAAAACGGAACTCCATGACGTGTTTTTTATTATAAAATAATAGTATCGAGATGTAGCGGAAACTACTATCGACTCTGTTTGTACTGTTTATTTTATGCATTTATTGATTGTGTTTTATTGTACCTTCTCAACTGAATATTGCGGTGCTTTTCTTCTGAAAGAGAGTTCTAATTAGGACTCTCTTTTAATATATCTTAGGTGACGAATGGTGGGGTATGCTCCCACTACCTTTGAATTATTGGAGGGCTAAGATGGAAGAAAAAGAGTGTAAAAGTTGTAAAAAAATAAAACCACTAGAGATGTACCACAAGAAAATAGGTGGAATAGGTGGTAAAAAGGCTATTTGTAAACAATGTTGTTCAATTAAAAACCAAGAAAATAAAGAACTGAATAAAAAGTACTTTAAAGATTGGTATGAAAAAAACAAAAAAGATAAAAACAGAGTGAGCAGAGAATACCATCAAAATAATAAAAATGACGATAATTATATTCAACATAGAAAAGAATATAGATCTCAATATTACTTAGAAAACAAAGAAATGTTTTATGAAAGAATGATTAGAAGAAGAGTTCAAATTAAAGAACAACCAATAACAATAAAGTCTTCTAATCAATTAAAATATATATTAAAGTTGCAGAAAGGAAAATGTTTTTTAACTGGTGATTCTGAAGATTTACAGTTAGAACATTTCATTCCGATCTCAATAGGGCATGCAGGTCACACTTTTAGAAATTGTTATTACTTAGCAAAGACCTTAAACTTATCTAAGAACAACCTAAATCCTTTTGAATGGATATTGGGGCAACCAAAAGAAATACAAGATAATTTCTATAACATTTTAGTTCCTACATTAGCTAAAAGGAATAGAATGGCAGTAGAAAAGTATAAACAATATGTTTACTGGTGTTTTAAGCATCCTCAAGAGTTCTATAATCAAATTAAATTAGAGTTATAAGAGTCCTTTGCTGATGAGGGCTCTTTTTTTATGGTCATGTGGGACAATCCTCTTTTCATGTAGATGATCGCTAGGGGTGGGGGCGGAGGATATTGATTAATAAAGGAGGTGAGCTCATTGAAACAACAAGTTAATATTCCTTATACGGTAAAACATCAATGTGTAGCATTATTTGAAGCTGGAAAAGATGATTTAGAAATATATAACTATTACATAAGCGTGATGGGAAAAACACAAAACTTAAAATCATTTAAAATAACACTTAGACGTTGGTGTGAAAGAATAAAATTAGATCAAAAATTCATTACAGACCAAGAAATCCTGCATAATGTAAACCTAGGATTAGGTTATAACATGGGTAAGGCTACAGTGCAATACAACGCAGTAACAAAGGAAGTAGAGCGTGTATGGGCTCGCATTAATGAGAATACCTCCTCTGTTAATCAATTAGTAGAAGTAATCAATGGTATAAAACCGATTGTTATAGAAGTAGAACCAGTTGAGGTAAAAGAAAAACGGTTACTTGAAATACCATTATTTGATTCTCATTTTGGTGTATCTGATTATGAGTATTATAAATCGACTCAAGCAAAGATAATGGATAAACTTCTTTCTAGGAAATGGGAAGAGGTTTTATTTATTTTAGGACAAGATTTACTTCATACAGATAACTTTAGAGGTCAAACTGCAAATGGTACGAATATAGGGGAGATTGATTTAGTTAAAGCTTGGAATGATGCTCATAAGTTTTATGGACCATTAATCGAACAAGCATTAAAACAAGCTAATAAAGTAAAAATCATATATTCAATTGGTAATCATTGCGAGTCTATGTCGTGGGCTTTCGTACAGATGATAAAAGCGTTATATCCTCAAATAGAATATGACGACAGTATGGAGGAAAGAAAGATTCATACATTTGGAGAATGCTTTATCGGAGTATGCCACGGTGATAAATCGCGCAAACAACTACATAATATATTTCCAGTGGAGTTTCCTCTCGAATGGAGTAAAGCGAAAATTCGTGAGCTGCATTTTGGGCACTACCATGTTGAGGATGCGAAAGATGTATTTGGAATGATGGTTCGTACACTAGCAACTAGGAACAAAACGGACAAGTGGCATAAGATTCATGGATATATCGGAGCACATAAGAGATTTCAATTATTTGAATACAGTTTGGATGCATTAGAATCAATACACTATGTTTAATATAGCCTATTTTACTGTACGGTCAAGTTTAAGCTTGGTTCAGGTAAAGTGGGCTTTTTAGTTTATAAAAAAACATCTTAAGTGACGAACGGTGGGGTATGTTCCCACCACCTTTGAAATTAAGGAGGACTAAGATGGACGAAGTGTGGAAAGATATTGAGGGTTTTGAGAGTAAATATAGAATAAGTAATAAAGGTAATGTATTTAGCGTCAAAAACAATAAAATATTAGCTAAAAAATACATGACTAGTGGTTATGTGTTTTATGCCCTATATAAAAGAGGGTATCACTATTTATCAGCACATAGATTAGTAGCAACTCACTTTATAGAAAATAAAAATAATTTACCTGAAGTAAATCATATTGATGAAAATAAATTAAATAATAATGTAAGCAATTTAGAGTGGTGTACAAGAAAGCAAAATTTAAATCATGGTACTTGTACAAAGCGAATTATAAACAGTAAAGGTTATAAAGAATCTGTTGAAAGAAGCAAAAAGAAAGTAGTAGGTTATTTAGATGGTAAAGAAGTGCTTAGATTAGATAGTATGGTAAGTGGTGAATTATACGGATTCTGCAAACAAAGTATAAGTGCTTGCTGTAGAGGAAAGCTCAAAAAGCATAAGGGATATACATGGAAGTTTTTAGAGGATGTGGCAAATGGCTAAATTCGGTTACATCAGTTGCGATCAATGCAATAAGAAATTACTTCGCACCAGGAAGAAGATTGAAAAAGGTGAAGAAGTTAAATTAAGTACAATGATGAGACTTGGTAAAACACCTAAGGTTAATAAATTCGCAGATTTATATTGTAGTTGTGGAAGTGTTAGTTTTAAGTTGGTGAGGGAGTAGATACATCGTCTAAAGACAAAAGATGGTAAACTACACATCATTCCAATCGGATGGATTCATGTAGAAATCGATGAGAAGGAATGGACCGTTTAATAAAAGGAATTAATTACCAACTGTCGAATTAAGTAATATGACAGGAGGTGAGAATATGGATAAATACTTTTTTGGTAAATTATTAGGTGAAACGTATAGAACTCAACGAAGATTAAACATTCCAACTGCAGGTGAAGCAACAATATTTGGTTTACTTAATGGGATTGAAACTGTCGTTGACAAAGAGCTTACTAATATTGAACCTATAACTAAAGAGGATATTAGTAATACATGTGATGTTCTAGATAAATATTTCCTTGATTTAGAGGAATTTGAAAAATTCGATGGTTTTTATACAATTGAACATCAATTAGAAGAAGTAGGAGTAAGTCGTTGGAAAGCGATTGTTATTTTCCAATACTTCAAAGCGAATAATCAGTATGTAGATTTAATCAAAAAAATGGATAGTTTCAATTCACCATCTGAATGTAGGACATTTGAGTTAGATGATTGGGACAAATAATCTGAAAGGATAGGAATTTTCCTATCTTTTTTTATTTTATCTAAGCAATTAGCGAGAGAGGTGGGATAAATGAAACTAACGCCCAAACAAAAAGCTTTCATCAAGGAATATCTTATAGACCTCAACTCTACTCAAGCAGCTATTCGTGCTGGATACAGTGAAGCTACTGCCAAAGAGATTGGATATGAAAACCTCACGAAACCTCACATTAAGGCATTAATTGATGAAGCAATGGAAAAGCGTTCAGATAAGCTTCAATTATCAGCAGAATATGTATTAATCGGCTTAAAAAGTATTGCTGATAATGTAGAAGAACAATCAAAAGACAGATTAAAAGCATTTGAATTATTAGGTAAGCATTTGAAGTTGTTTACAGATAAAGTTGAGCACAGTGGTGAACTGGATAATAAAATAACGGTTGTATTTGATGAAGGAATGAATGACGAATGAAGATCGTAATTCCTTATAAGCCACAACCAAGACAAATCATCTACCATAAAGCAAAAGCTGATGAAATTTTATACGGTGGCGCAGCTGGTGGAGGAAAATCAGAAGCAACTATAATGGATGCGTTAAAGTATGGAATGAAATATGAAGGTAGTCGCCAAATTATTTTCCGTAGAACATTCCCGGACTTACAGCGATCGATTATTTCTAGGACTTTACAAGTCTATCCAAAAGAACTAGCCAAATATAATTCATCAAAACATGAATGGACCTTACTAAATGGCTCAGTTATTGAGTTAGCGTATTGGGATAATGACAGCAACTACATGAACTATCAAGGTGCTGAGTATGATGTCATTCGGTGGGAAGAGTTAACACAGTTTGAAGAGAAATGGTATATCTACATGTTATCTCGATTGAGGGGTAGTAAACCATATCCAAGAAGTGTGAAGTCAACAACCAATCCTGGAGGAACTGGCCATTCGTGGGTAAAAAAACGATTTATCGATGTAGGACCACCAGAACAAGTACATGATATTCCTGTTACTGATGATAATGGAAATCCGATTATGCATCCATTAACAGGTGAACCAGTCATTAATAAGGTAATGTTCATACCTGCAAACATCCATGATAATCAAGCGTTAATTCAAAACGATCCTGGTTATCTTATACGATTAATGAGTCTATCTGACCAAGAGCGAAAACAATTACTTGATGGTGATTGGGATACGTTTAGTGGTCAGTTTTTTAATGAGTTTAATCGTGCAATACATGTAATTGAACCATTCGCAATTCCTTCTGATTGGCGAAGATTCAGAATGCTTGATGAAGGATATAACGATCCATTTGTTTGTTTATGGGGTGCTTTAGACCGAGATGGAAACTTATTTATTTACCGGGAGTTTGTCAAATCGAAATTACTGTCACATGAACAAGCGCAGAAAACAAAAGAGTTAACAGGAAACGAAAAGATTGAGTATAGCGTGGGAGATACATCGTTTTGGAATAAAGGAAAAACAGACGGTAAGAGTCCTGCTGAGGTATTTGCTGAAGAGGGCATACCGATGATTCAAGCAACGAAAGAGCGTGTGAATGGATGGAAACGAATGCGTGAATGGTTACATGTATTTGAGGATACTGATCCTGTAAGTGGCGAGAAGTTCTTAAATAGCAAACTAAAAATCTTTAATTCTTGTAAACATCTTATTGAAGCCATTCCATCTATGGTAGTAGGTGAACATAATCCAGAAGATATTGAGGACCATCCATTAGATCATACACCAGATGCACTGCGATATGGATTAATGAGCAGACCACGACCAACAAAACCTTTACCGCCACAAGTATCACAAACCAATAAACTATTTGCTCATGCAATAAAGAAATCAAAGAGAAAGAAAGGAAGTATTGAATGATTAGTTATTTAAGTATCAGTGCATTGCTTTTAGTGATTATCTTTTTAATTGCATTAATTGTTATTCAGCATATTCATTACTTTAATCATGTGAAGGAACTACAGTCACATTGGCAAGGTGAACGAAAAGAATTGTTAGATCGTATCCAGTCACCAACGTTCCATGAGTTTAAATCAGCAGAAATCAGAACCATTAAAGCTAATAAGCAAGAGGAACCGCAAATACCAATTATATTGGAGTGATTTAATGTTATACAGGCATTATAAAGGTGGATTATATAGAGTGATGGCAAACTGGGCTACTGTTGAAGCCACAGGGGAATTAGTTGTTGTTTATATGTCTGTTGAAACTGGAGAGGTATGGACTAGACCTTACGAGGAATTCCACGGAGAAGTAGAAATAACTGAAAATCAATTAACTAAGAGATTTATGGAGGTGCATTAATGAAACTATTTAATATTGGATTACCTGGTCAAACGCAACATTTATTTGTTGCTAAAGATAAAGAAGATGCTTATGAGCGTAGAGCAGAAGTAGATCATACTTTTGAATACTTACCTGTTGTAATTGAAGAAGTAACTGTTGAAGGTTATGAGATTAAGCTAGTTAAAGCAAAACCTAAGCCAGTAGAAGAACCTGTGCAACCTGTAGAAGTAAAAAATGATGAACCTCCTGAGAGTGTTGAAAATAGTCAAAGTAAGTAGGTGATTAAGTGGAGAATGCAAAAACACCGAAAGAATGGGTAAGCATTGTAGATGAACGTATTAAACAGGCTGAGGATTGGGAGAACAGACGAAATATACTCAGACAACTCAACTATTATCTAGGTAATCAGTTCATTGTATGGGATAGCTCGAGTAAAAAAATGACTACTGCACCACAAGAACCAGGAGTCGAACGTATTGTTCATAACATCATCAAACCAAAAGTCATGGTAAAAGTGGCAAAACAAATTAAGAATAAATTGAAGTATGAGGTTATGCCTGATACAACTGAACAAAGACGAATCGAAATTGCTGAACTTGCAAATCGAGCATTAGATCATTGGTGGAAAGAGCAAGAGATGGGGCGTAAAAGTCGTGACATTTTCTTGCAAAATGGCATTAAAGGGTGGTGTGCACTCAAAGTATTCTTTGATAATACGCGAGGGGAAGATATCACACCAGAAGGAGAAGTAGAGGAACAACTATTTACAGGTGAAATTGTTGCCTATGTAGTAGATCCTCTTTCTTTGTATATTGACCCTGCAGCAACGAATGATGATGAAATCCGTTGGGTGATTGAGCAAAAGCCAAGAGACATTGATTACATTAAAGAAACGTATGGTGTCGATGTTCCAGAAGATGAAAATGTAGAGTATGCAAACAATGATTTAACCATTTCATCTGGTTATAGCAATATGCAGAAAAGCAAACGAAACTACAAAATGGCTATGGTCAGTGAAATGTGGGTGAAACCATGTAAGAAGTATCCAAATGGATTAAAGGTAACAACTGCAAACAATACCTTATTAGACGTAGATGAAAATGCAGGAGAAATACCTTATACAATCTTTGTAGATATTCCAATTCCATCATCCGTAAAAGGTGATGCATTCATTAAAGACATGCTACCAATTCAGCGACATATTAATATCACAAAATCGATGATCGCAACACATGCTAAACGGATGGGGAATGCAATATGGACTGTTCCGATTGGCTCTGATTTTGATGAAGATGAGCTTACAAATGAAATTGGTGGAGTTGTTCATTATCCTGGTACTGGTCCTGCTCCACAGCGAATAGGTCCACCTGATTTACCTTCCATTTATGACCGATTAATCGAGTTTTACATGCGTGATATTGATGATATGAGTGGAGCAAGGGAAATCTCACAAGGGAATTTACCAACTGGACTCGATACGTATAGTGGATTACAGCTCATGGTTGAACAAGAGAATGAGAAACTGTCTATTTCATCTGAAAACTATGAACGAGGTATGAAACGAGCGTTAAAACGTGTGTTACATCTCATGCGAAATCACTATACTGAGGAACGATTGATTAAAATAGTTGGGCAAGATGGACAATTAGAGGTTGAGAGCTTCCTAGGCAGTGATTTAAGTGGTGGCGAAGATATTGATATTGTGCAAGGTTCAAGTTTACCAGAGTTAAAAACGAGCCAACAGGAACGTATTATGACTCTTTGGAACATGGGCGCAATTGTAGATCGTAACGGTCAACCGGACCATGAAACATTCCTACGATTACTAGGTATGGGTGATGCTGAAGCGGTCTATGAAGAAAAAGAATTGGATGAAAACAAAGCAAAATTTGAGAATAAAACCATTATCGAGAATAATAATCCTCAAATGCTTCAATTATTGCAACAATATCAAGCAAATATACAACAATATGGAGCAACGCAACAGCAAGTTGTTATGCAAGGTGGCGATCCAAATAGTATTCCACCACCACAAAGTCCAATTTCATTACAAGTAAGAGATTTCCATGATCACGAAACGCATATTTACTATCATAATCTGTTCCGTAAATCGGCTGAGTACGATAAATTACCACCTGAGTTACAACAAGTCATTGATAACCATGTAAATGAGCATGTTCAAGCACTTCAAGCGCCTATGATGGCACAGCAACAAGCTCAGCAACAACAAATGCAAGAGCAACAACAAGCTCAAGCGGACCAACAAGCGCAATTACATGCTGCAGACCAACAAAACCAAGCAGAGAATATTGCATTGCAACATAGAAAACTAGATTTAGAGGAAAAGAAATTAGCTAGTCAACATCAAATTGGAATGAGTAAAGCTCAAAAATAAAGCATGTTAACGACTTAATTCGTTGATGTGCTTTTTTTATTGCTGGTGAAACACAATGAGAAAAGGGCATTGTGCAGATTGCTTGATTTGGGATACGGGTTTAGGGCAATCAAAAAACTATGGCGTTGAAGGTGAGATATCGCCAACTCACAGGAGGATATACCATGTTTAAACGATTTGGATTAAAAATGAATTTACAATTATTTGCTGCTGATTTAGGCGTTGAAGGTGGAGTGTTCGCCGATTCCACACCAGCAGAGGACATTGAAGTAACAGAACCAACAATAGATGAACATCAAGATCCACCAGTAGACCAAACAGAAGAACCACCAACAGATGAGTTAGACAATAGCAAAGCGTTTGCTAAGCGTTTGGAAGAGCGCACCCAAAAAGCATTAGCAGAAGAACGCGCAAAATGGGAACAAGAAACATCACAAAAATATGGGAACTACGACCAATACGATCAAGCACTTCAACTAGTATTAAAACAATCTGGTTTTGGTAGTTTTGAAGAGTTGCAAGAAGCTCTTCATGAAGCTGAACTATCTGAACGTGCTCAGCAAAATGGCGTAAATCCTGAATTCCAACAACGTATCGAACAATTAGAAGAACGTGCAAGAAGAGCTGACGAGCTCGAACAACAACAGCAACAAGAACAAGTTTATCAACAGTTCTCACAAGCTTTATCCACATTTGCATCAGAAAAGGGAATTGAAGCCAAACAACTTGAGGAATACATGGTACAAAACAATATCCCAAGTTTTGATGCAGCATACAAAGCACTACGACATGATCAAATGGCAGAAGAATTAGCGAATGCCAAAGACATAGCAATTAAAGAGTATCTTGCGAGTAAAAAAGCGCCAAAGGTTGAGGGAACAGGAACTCCTGGAGTTGTAAAAGATTCACCACCGAAAACCTTTGAAGAAGCTAGAGCAAGGGCGATGGAACGGTTAAATTCCGTTAAAACAAACGAATAGGAGTGATTTAAGTGGCAGGAACAACTTTAACTACATTAGCAGACGTTTTAAAACAAGATTATTTACCAACGATTCGTGAGCAAGTAAACAATGCGAATCCATTCTTAGCAAAACTTGAACAAAAAGCTGAGGTGATCTCAGGAGATGGAGCAAACTTCTCAGTACCTCATCACATTGGTCGTAATGCAGGAGTTGGAGCAGTAGCAGAAGGTGGTAACTTACCAACTGCAGGAAATCAAGCGTACAAATCATCTACTGGTAATGCAAAAATGGTGACTGGTCGCTTACAAGTAACAGTTCATGCGATTGAGCAATCAAAGAAAGATAAAACTGCATACCTTCGTGCATTAGAATCAGAGGTAAAAGGACTTACAACTGATATTAAAAACTACCGTTCTCGTGCGTTCTTCGGTGATGGTACAGGTAAATTAGCAACAACTGCTGTAAATACAACAACTGTAACATTAACTGTCGATACTGTGAAACCGTTCTTTGTGGGTCAAATTGTTGACATCATTGATGGTTCTGATGGAACAACTGTAAAAGTAACTGGTCGTTCAGTTACTGCAATTGACCGAGTGAATACAACGATCACTATTTCAGGCGCGAACGTTACAACAGCTGCAGTTGATTATATTGTTGTAACTGGAACAAATAAACTAGATCCAATGGGTCTTGGTGGTATCATTTCTCAATCATCTTCTTTACAAGGTTTAGCACCTGGAACATACTCATGGTGGAAAGCAAATCGTTTTGCGAATGGTGGAACTCCTCGCGCAATTTCGGATGCATTACTTCGATTAGTGGTTGATGAAACAGAAATCGTATCTGGGAAAGATGTTGAGTTCTTAGTTTCTTCTTATGGTGTGCGTGCAGCATATGAAGCACTACTAACTTCTAACAAACGTTATACAAACGTTATGCAATTAGAGGGCGGTTATACTGCCTTAGAATTTGATTCAAAACCATTTATTGTTGATAAATACATGCCTGGTAACAGAGTATGGTCAGGTAACTGGAACGATATTAACATCTATCGTGTTGCGCCTCTTCAATTCATGGAAGAAGATGGTTCAATGTTCTCTCGTGTACCGAACCAAGCAGCATATGAAGCGACAGCTTACACAATGGAAACATTAGTATGTCATGCTCGTAATGCATTTACAGAACTAGCAGACATTACTGAAGCTACAGGCTACAGCAAGTAAACAAGTGAGGGGTAGGGTTTCCTACCTCTCTTTTTTTGTATGGAGGGCTTATGAATCATCATTTACGAAATGGATTTAGACGATGGCCATTAAATGACATTTATCATGTGGAAGAACTTTTAAAAGAGTATGATCCGCACCTGTATTTACTATATAATGCTCAAACAAATGAGCACCTAATAATGGATGGACTGTTAGAAGTTGCCATTATGAAAATCCCTCAAGTTGGGTTTCCGGAATTAACAAGTAGAGTACTAGATCACTTGAAAAAAATTCATGTTGCGAATGGATTTAATGCAGCAAAAGTCATGCAAGAGCATGAAGAAAAGCAAAAGAGGATGCAAGAAAAAGAACAAAAAGAACTAGCTGAAGATTTAGCCAAAGAAACATATAGAGCCACGATGGAAGAACACGAGTTTGGTAGACGATTAAATACAACAGTGGGGGTGAGTAAGTAGGATGAATCTGAAAGAATTGCGAAATGAAATTTTAAAAGATAATAGTGATACTTTAAATAATGCGGATATTACTGGATGGATTAATCGAGGACTTGACGAACTTTCTCTGGTTGCACGTTTTAAAAAAACTATTTCATTTCCACTAATTGAAAATCAAACTGACTATAAATTACCTAGTGACTTTTTAAAAAATGTCATAGTCAGTTATACAAAAGACAGTATCAGTTCGAAATTACCGTATTTAACATTAAGTAACTTTCATCAAACAGGTTATAAAATCATAGGGAATACACTATCTATTCAAAATTTGAAAAATGTGAGTTCTATTAATCTGGTATACGAAGCAAACTTACCCCATCTTGTATCAGATACAGATATTCCTGCTATTCCTATTGTATTCCATGACTTATTAGTACTGTATACACTAACTAGAACAAAATATAAAGATCAAATAGACGACTTACAATCAATTGCAATGAATGATTATATGAGAAGGAAAAATGAACTTATAGAATATGTAAAAAATTTAGAAGCTAGGCCACGTAAAGTAATCGATGTTTATGGTGATTGGCTATGACGAAAATAGGCGAGTTATTACCTCCACGTACTTATGCAGATTTTTCACTTGGATTAAACAATAAAACGGAAGCAAATATTTTGAATGATAAAGAATTAGCTGAATCAACGAATATGTTCATTGGTCGCGGTAAATTGGAAAAAAGATATGGTTATGTGCCTTATCGTGACAAAAATGTATCGTTTCTTTACGAGTTTTTTAAGAATGATAGAACGAGTGAGTTATTAGCTGCAGATAGCTCAACTTTATATAAAGACAATGGTACTGATTTAGTTAGTGTAACAATGACAAATTCATTAAGCAGTGCGGATATAAAAATGATTACTTATAATGACCGTTTAATGAATGATGTGGTGTTAATTGCAGATGGCGGGAAGTTAAAAACGTATGATGGTACACAAGTGAAAGAAGTGGCACCGCATCCACCAACTACAGGAACAGATGGAGAAGCAACGGATCCAGGTCAAAACGACTTAGTAAATTTATCATCAGTAAGAGACATTGCGATAAAGAATGAACGAATTTATATATTAGGGCATCCAACCAATCATAATCGAGTTTCTTTTTGTCATATCGATCCATATTTAGGATTTGGAGTATACGACTATTTTCCTGCTACTCATTATTTTGATTTAGCAGTTAATGATAATGATGAAATGCTCGCTTTAGAATTGTTTAGAAGTTCTATCATCTCATTTGGAAAACGTTCGATTTGGGCGATTACAGGAGATGGAAGAACAGCAGATGACTATAACATCATTCAAATAAATGTACCGACTGGCTGTATTGCACCAAAAAGTATCGCAAAAGTAGGAAACGCAATATTTTACATGTCTGATACTCATATTTACGCTTTAAACTCTACGGATCGGGATTATATTTCAGCAGACATTGTTTCAGAGAATATCGAAAACACGTTAAATCAAATTTCTTTAGAAGATAAATCAAAAGCAGTAGGAATTTTCTACGAAAATCGTTACTATTTAAGTTTTCCCGATGGTACTACAGTAGTGTTTGATAATTTGATAGGTGCATGGACAACATTTACAAACATTCCTGCAAAAAGTTACTTAAATCGAGCAGGTGAATTGTATTTTGCAGGAAGTAAACTGTATAAGTTCGATAAAGCAGTATTTAATGATGATGGAGCGCCAATTATCGCAAGAGTAGTCTTTAAAAATATGGACTTTGGCTTCCCGGTACAAGATAAAAAGTTTAAAAGAATGTGGGTTGTGGCTCAACAGTATGTAGAACCTTCTTCAGATTATTCTATTCGTGCAATTATCGACTATGTCGAGGTCAAAATTGATGATATTAGCACAGACCAATCATTAGTTTGGGGCGAAGGTGAATGGGGGAAAACGTATTGGGGCTTCAAACCGATTGTAAGAAATGAATTATTAATCGGAAAACAAGGAACGGATTTTCAATTAATCATTATAAATGACACAGTGGACCAGCCATTTACATTTTATAGCGTTTCCTATGAATTCTCTGTTAAACGACCATAGGGGGGAGAAAAATGACACAAATTTCACGTTTATATAATTTTGAAGATGGGACAAAAGCAATTGCAGATCAAGTAGATGAAGAGCTAAACCAATTGTTAGAAGCTCATAATGAAGATGATTTAGTCTTAAGTGAACATGTAGCAAAAGAAGTAGACCCTAATTCAACGAATGAAACAAGAGATAAACACGTTTCTGACTTAGATATTAAGTCAATTAACGACCAACTATCTGATATCAAAACTGGCGGACTTGATTCACGTTACTATACAAAAGATGCGCTAACACCTTATTTATCAGGTGGAGATACATTAATCATTGAAGAAGTATTTACTGTGATGAACGCAAACGTAGGGGACGGTACATTTACGTATAGTGATAAAAATAACAATACGATTATCGGCTCGTTAGATGTAAACGGAAATCAAATTTTCTCCTTACAACAAGGTTTCTATTCACTTGGAGCTAACCGTATTTCCGCATTAATTAACGATACGATTAGACGATCTGTTTCGTCAGGTGGATTATTTGAAGTGGATTCGACTCATATTGGCATTATTCCACAAGCAGCAGGAGCAGAGATTACATTTATCTACTTTCAACGTACAGGATTAACAGGTGAACACAACGTGATTATCGGAACAACTCAACCGCCTCAAGGTGATGATAATACTCTTTGGGTGAAGGTGATTGGATAATGGCAAATAAATTAATTGATATTTCCATGTTGGATCCGAATTTGGTAGGTATGATTACATCGGCCACAACAATGTATCCTGTTCCTTATTCGCTCATTACATCAAATACAAATCCGGATAATTATAATTTTGCAAAAGTCATTGATACCACGCATAAAAATGAAATTTATAAATGGGATACAACTCTTTCACAATGGACTTTACTTGGTATAGATGATAACGCAACAAATTGGGCTGCAGTCGCAAATAAACCGAATACAGTTAGTGGTTACGGAATCACAGATGTGTATACTCAAGCACAAAGTGATGCCATTATCGGATTACTAAACACGTTATTAACAACAGATAAATCAACGATTGTTGCTGCAATTAATGAAATTGCAAGTAGAACTACTTCCTGGTCAAGTATTACAGGAAAACCAAACACTATCTCAGGTTATGGAATAACAGATGCCTATACAAAAAGTGAAGTAGATTTCAAAAACTCGTTTAAAGTTGACTTAGCAGAATACAGTATTCATAACCATGATGGACGATATTACAAAAATGTAGAAATTGATGCTTTAGTCGGTAATTTAGGAAATTTATTAACAACGGATCAATCGAATGTAGTAAACGCAATTAATGAAATCAAATTAAATGGTGGCGGTGGAGGTGGTGGTGATATGCCATTATTAGTAGTAGAAGATGAATGGGAAGGTTCTAGCAATATCACAAAATCATTTACAAATTCTTGTATGGGGTTATCGGTTGTGAATGAAGGCACAACTCCTGTTATTGTGACAATTGGTAATAAAACGATTCAAATTGATGCAGGAGAAAGTTTTGATAATCTATTTAAACCATTTAAAACATTAACCGTTACTGCAAGCGGACAATATAAAGCATTGGTGACAACCCCTTATAGTTTAGTAGTGGCACCTGACACAACTCCACCAAACAATGTAACGAATTTAACTGCTGCTAATATAGGAGGAACAAGTTTAACATTATCCTGGAACGCTTCAACAAGCTTAGATGTCGATAGTTATGATGTATATAATGGTTCAACATTATTAGCAACAATTACAGGAACAGCTTATACAGTTACAGGTTTATCGGTTTCGACAAATTACACATTTACAGTAAAAGTACGAGATGTAAACAATAATGTTTCAAGTGGATCGAGCGTTAATGCAACAACAACAAGTGTACTCGATACAACAGCACCGAATGATGTAACAAGTTTAAATTCAAGTAATATCACTTTATCAAGTGTGACATTAACATGGGTTGCTTCGAATAGCTCAGATATTGCATCTTATGAAATTTATCGAGGTAGTACGTTTGTTACATCAGTTGCACATCCAACAACAACATACAACGTAACTGGATTAACGCAAAATACTCAATATACATTTACTGTAAAATCAAAAGATACATCCAATAATTTATCAACAGGGGTAAGTACAACTCTTACAACAGCAGCAGATACAACACCGCCTGTCGTAACTGCATCTCCAATTGGTGGAACGTATTCAAGTGTGCAATCGGTAACTTTAACAGCAAATGAATCAGCTACAATCTATTATACAACTGATGGAAGTGCACCAACTCAATCAAGTACGGTATATAGTAGTCCAATTTCAATTAATGCGCCAACAACATTAAAATATTTTGCTAAAGATTTAGCAGGCAATTCTTCTTCTATTCAAACTCAAACTTATGCAATTAATATTCCTGGTACTGTACTTGCATCCGATGATTTCAACCGAGCAGATAGTACTACATCACTAGGAACAGCAAGCGCAACTGGTCAAGCATGGACAGCGTTAAATGGTACATGGGGTATTTCAAATAACCAAGCGTATTTAACAGCAAACCTATCAAATTCTATAGCGGTTATTGATACTGGATTTGCAAATTGTGATATCGAAGTTGTATATAGCGTTACGAACGTACAAAGTAAAGTAATATGTAGAGCAAGTGCATTTAATAATTACATTGTATTTAACAGCGATGGTACATTATCTAGAGTTGTAAATGGTTCATTCACGTTATTAGGATCAATGAGTCCTAACCCTGGTCTGGCAAATGGGGATACAATTAAGATTACTTTAAATGGAGACAGTATCACTGTCAAAGTAAACAATGGAGCGAAAGGTTCAGTTCTAACTGTTACAGAAGCTTTCAATAATACGGTAACAAAACATGGAATAGGAGCAGCAAATACAACTAGTCGATTTGATAACTTTAAAATCACTGCGGTATAGAAAAGGGGAGAGTTTATGTCTTGGATAAAACAACAGTCAGAAACAACTTTCCTTAATAAAGCCACATTGGATAAGTTGAGCGAATCTACCGGAAATTTGACTTTTAATGGCGTCAATATCAAAAAGGAGAAATGGGCAAATAAAAAAGCTAATTTCTTAGGAGATAGTATTACACAAGGAACAGGAACGACAAAAACATATCATGCGTATTTACAAGAAAGTATTGGTTTTTCAGTAGTAAGAAACTATGGCATTAGTGGCTCAACCATTTCAAACACTTCAAACCCTATGCACTCTAGAGCGTTAACAATGGATACTGATGCAGATTTAATTTGTGTATTTGGTGGAACGAATGACTTTTTTAATAGTGTGGCAATGGGATCACTTTATACAATTGATGGGAGTGGTAATCGAACGGTTACCATTAATACTGCTCAATTTTACGGTGCATTACATCAACTATGTAAAAATCTAATCTCAACGTTTCCAGGTAAGCAAATAGTATTATTTACCCCATTGCATAGAGAAGTTTTTAATACACAACCAACCGAATTACAAAAAAATGCAAATAGTTTATTCATTGAAGATTATGTAAATGCAATAGTGGATATTGGTAAATGGTACAGTATTCCTGTTCTTGATTTATACCGAGTTAGTGGGTTACAACCGAATGAGCCAAGTAATAAATCGCTTTATTTTTCGCCTACAGACGGATTACATCCAAATGCAACAGGGCATCAAGTTATTGCAAATAAAATAGTAAGTTTCTTAAACACTTTATAAGGAGGGGTTTTATGGGAGTTCAAAAAGTAGAATTTCGTCCAAAAGGTGATGGTACCTATTCAAATGTTTTATATCCAAAAACTTCAGCAGATCAAGTTATTGCAGATGATGGACAAACATTACAACAAAAACTAGCAACGATTTTAACAACAGGGAATAGAGGGGCTGCAAATGGAGTTGCTCCATTAGGAAGTGATAGTAAAATGCCTTCTAGTTATATGCCAACAGATACAAACATTGAAGCAAGAACATCAGATCCTAGCGCTCCTGTTGTTGGCCGTATTTGGTTACGAACGGATTTATAGGAGGTATCTATGTCAAAAACAATGACGATAAAAATACCGACAAGTGGAGATAGTTCGACTAGAACACAAACAAAAACCGTAACGATTCCAAATTTAAAAAGTGTTGATAACATTACTGTTAATACGGGAACAGTTTCTTATACGAAAACAGGAAACGATGTAGCAATTACTTGTCAAAATGGAGCAAGTGTTAGACAAACATCTAGTCAATCATCAATTACACCTTCCATTTATCAACAAAGCAGCTCAAATAGTTTTCCTGCAAGTATTCCATATGATGATGGAACATATAAAGGAACACTTTATAAAAGTGGGCTATCTTATGTAAAAAGTGGTAGTTATACACCTAGCGACACAATCCCAGTAACTTATGTTACTTCATGTACGATTTATGCAGATTGGCAATTAAGTGAAATGACGGGTACATGGGTAAAAATCAGATCATACAACAATGCACCATCAAGTATTACTTACGATCCAGGAACAGGGTATAGTGGACCATTATCTTTAAAAAGTGTATCAGGTGGTACACCTCCTGCAAAAACAGGACCAGGTACACCAGGAGAAATTGCAACAACTTCAGCATCAGGTAATGCAACGTATAGTGGAGATATTACAAAACCTGCATCTGATACGAGAGTTTGGGAGCAACTTTATACGAATACTGTATATGGTCCTGCAACCTATACAGACTATTACGCTTACACAGTTACTTTAACGTATACAGATAGTGTCAAATTAGGCACAGTAAACTATAAAACTACTTCAGGAATTGTTAGTTTACCTGTTTATGATTTAACAATGGCTTTACCGATCTTACGAATTAAAGTAGGTAGTGCAATAGGATGCTTCGAATTAGTTCCTACAAATGATTCTAGAGCAAGTAATATACGAATTAACACGCAATATGGCATAAAAGCCATTGCGAAATCGTAAGGAGGGGATTAAATGGTTTTGAAATTACCTGGTTTAGATGCAGGGGGCAATACAGGAGCAAATAAAGGCTTTACACCACAACAAATGGCAGATATAGCAAAAGTTCAACAACAAAAAGCACAGGCAAACACAGCGCCAAAAACACCTACTCCTGGGGCAACTAATACAAATACAGGAGTACAAGCGCCTACACCGCAAGCATTACCAACAGCACCAACAGCACAAGCAATGCCGACAGCACCTACATTTAGTCCGTTTACGTATAATTATGACTATCTAAACTATGACACAGCCAAACAACGTGCTGAAGATCGGTATAATCCATTATTCCAACAAGCAGTACAAGGTGTTAAAGACCAACAATATCAAAATGAATTAAATTCAGGTCAAAGTGCTGCTGTTCGTGGGTTAGGTCATTCAGGATTAGCACAAGATGCATTAACAAAAATCGCAATTGCTAGTCAAGGTCAAATTGCAGGGTTAAATGCTCAGAAAATGACAAATGTTGCGGATTATGCACAGAATTTATTAGATAAAGACCAATCAAGAGGGGATGCTCTACGAGGTCAAATGTTTAATGAGTATAATGCAAATCGTAATTTTGATTACGGACAATATCGTGACAATGTAGGTGATGTTCGTTATAACAATGAAACAGCTTATAATCATTATCGCGATAATGTAGGAGATATAAAAGATGCAAACAATACAGCGTACAATCATTATCGAGATAATGTAGGGGATAACCAATGGCAACAGCAATTTGACCATACAAAGAGCCAAGATGCTTTACAACAAAGTAATTGGCAAACTCAATTTAATTACAATAAAGGTCAAGATTCACAACAACAAAGTAATTGGCAACAAAACTTTGATTATCAAAAGGCGATTGATCAAAGAAATTGGAGTCACATGTCGCCAGCCGAAAGAGAAAAGGCTGCAATGGATCTTGCGAATAGTATGAAGTTAAAAAAGGCTAGTGGCGGTAGCAATGGGAATAATCCGTACGCTCCGGGTGTTATCGCTAATAATCCGGGGCAATTACCAATTAATATGGATGAATTTATTAAAATGATTATGTCTGGTGGATATTCAAAAACTTCTAATTATGGTAGACAGAACGGAACAATGCCTGTCATTCCTAATAGTGGTCCTGAAAGCAAGAAAGCACATCCACTTTATTATTAAGGGGTGATACGATGGCGAACGATTGGCAAAAAGAAATGTATGGCAAGGTGTATAAGTCAGCGAAAACAAGAGCTTCCGCACAAAAAGCAGCTGATACAAAGAAAAAACGTGAAGAAGCGACTTATAATGCTGTATTTTCAAAGCAAGTACAAGATTTTGCTGCTAAAAACAATCTTCAATATAATGATAGACTCAAAAATTTAGCAAATAAGTATATGTCAAATCATCAACGAGAACAGGAATACAATAAGTTAAATCAAAAACATCAGGAAAAGATTCAAAGTCAATTTAGTAAAAGTGGAAATACAACTAAATATCCAATGCATAAAGCAGATGAATTTGCTCAAAAAGATTATCAATCTATGCGAAAAGAAATGGGCTACTCTCAAAAGAGTGGCCCTGTTTCACAAGCAGAATATGATTCATTAAAAGCGAATTATGATCAAGGTTCAAATGATGGTTCACTACAATTCTTAAAGAATATAAAAAATGGAAAAGGGACTACAAAAAGTAGTCCTTCTTCTTTTGATAAGACAGTAGATAAAGGTTTACATGGGTTAGGTAATTTAATTAATAAGATTTCTTCCAATAATCTCGTAAAATCTGCTACAAATGAAGTGAAAGACCTTTCTCATAGTAAATTAGCTCAAGGTATTTATCAGTTATCTGGTTTACGAAATAAAGTAGCTGCTCCTGTGTTAGCAATGAAAGGTATGGATAAAGTTGATCAATACGGTGGAGCAAGTGCAACAAGAAACGTACTGGCAGATGCTACAGACAACAAAAACCAATCGGTTAATCAATACTTACAAGACGTTAAAAAAGGCTTTACAGGTGAACGAAGGGCTACTGGTGAAGAGATTGCAAAGAATGTAGGTATTAAATCGAAATACGGTGCAAAATTAACAGGATTCGGTATTGAAGCATTAGCAGATCCTACGAATCTTGTTGGTGCAGGTGCTTATAAAGTTGGATCGAAAGCATTAAAAGGTAGTTTAAAAGGATTAGAAGGATTATCTAAGGTTGCAAAAATTGCTGAAGAAGTAAATGCTGCAGATAAAGTAAAACCTTTGTTACTCGAAGCTCCTAAACCTGGTGCAAAGTTTGAAAATGCAAAGGTAATTGACAATAAACCTAAAACACAAGTTAAAGATGTAATTAAAGCAATGAATGATTTAGGAATCAAAGACCAACCGAAATCGAAACCATTAACCCAAAAACAGTATGAACAAGCTTCAAAAAATATTGAAAATGCTAAATGGGATATGATTAAACAAGGTTACGAGAATCCTAGAGATAAACATACTCAGGCTGATTTAGAAGCAATGGCAAATAAAATTCCTTCCCGAAATCCAAAATTGTTTGATGGAAAACCTCAAGAGTATTATGCACAGCGTTATAACGATCTAGTTAAACATGTGAAAGAAAAGTATCCAAATGGTTTACAAAATGAGGAACAAATTCAAGAAGCGTGGTCACATATCGCTAAACCTCATGAAGATTTTAATGTTAATACATTGGTAGAACGAGCTTATGATGGGAATAAAAAAGGGGTAGCAACTACTCAATATGGCCAAGAGATAATTCCACAAATGCAACATCAAGCAGAAGCTGACCAAAGGATTAAAAATATCATCAATACAATGAAGAGTTGGAAAGCTACACCTGAGCCTTTAGCAATTCCAGATAGCGCAACGAATATCGCTAATCGTTCAGCTAATGAAATCCAAAATAAGCTTAATATGAATAATTACAATCGAATGTTGGAGTTAATCAGTAAAAAAGGTAAAACAATCAATGATTATTCGAAGTCTCAATTAGAAGAAGCTTTCGCTACTGGTAAACTACCAAAAGTGAATAAAGTTACTCCAAATGCACAAATTGCTGGTGAAGTTCTTCATGCGGATCCATTACCTAAAGGAGCGAAAATTTCTAAAAGAAGAGAGCCAAATGGAGTTTTAGGTTTAATGGAAAAACCAAACGAATCGCAATTAGTGAATCAAGGTCAATTGGACCCTACAACTGCTCCACTTGCGAGAGTTGAAAATGTAAAACCTGTTTCTTCAACTGAAAAAGTTAGTAAAGATTACAAAGACATCCAAAATATAAAGGATATCAACCAGCTACAAGTTGGAACTAAAAGTTTATATGAGTTATCGAACAGGCTTCCACATAAAATTGGAAGTGGCATTAAAAATGCATTAGATACTGCAAAGGCTGCTTATGTTAACTTTCAACAAAAAGAAACAGATGATTTATATCATACGATCGTCAAAGGATTAGGGATTAAGAAAGGCTCTAAGGATTCAGCGCTAGTTCAAGACTTTGGTGAAAAAACATTAGCTTTAAATGATTTGAAATCAAAAGGAATTGACCCAGAAACGGTTCCTGAAGAAGAATTAAAGAAGTTAAACTTATCTATTCTTCAACAAAAAAGACCGAATGATTGGCAAAAGTTCGTTCAAGCTGATGATTTTTTCAGAGCAAAATACGATTCGTTTATTGACCAAGTAAATAAAGTTCGAGCTGAGTTATATCCTAACAATGAAGAAAAGATTGTTCCTAAACGAAGTGATTACTACCATCATTTTAATGAGATGGAAGGATTAGAAGGCTTTATGAATACACTAAACTCTCCGACTAACATTGATCCTAGACTTGAAGGTATTTCGGCATATACGAAACCAAATTCAAAATTCCAAGGATTCATGCAAAAACGAGGATTAGGGCCATATAAAAGTGATGCAGTCGGTGGATTTGTAAAGTACCTTCAAGCTGCAGCTCATTCAATTCATATAGATCCAGTAATTCCAGTTGTAAAAAACGCTGCAGAAACGGTGGCAAATGCTACAGTTGATTCAAAAAACGCTAATAAATTAGTAGAAGCATTAAATTACCAAGCTCAGGATTTAGCAGGTAAAACAAATCCTTATGATCGTTTAGGAAATATGGTAATCGGTCGTAAAGGTATGAGCGCAGTATCGTGGGTAAATAATCGAATCAAATCAAATATGATTTTAGGAAATATGGGTAGTTTAATTGCTCAAGTAGGTAACGTTCCATTGTCTATAGGGGTAGCGAAACACCATTCAGTACCAGCGGTTATTGATACGTTCAATCAAATTGCCAAAAACATAGTAAAAAATGATACTTCAGCGCCTATTTACAAATCAAACTTCCTTAAAGAGCGTTTCTCAGACCAACTTTATAGTCGTTTTGACGATAAATTAATACAACAACCGGGGAATCTTTTAAAGTGGGCAATGCGTACAGTTGATAAAGGGGCTTCTCAATTCATATGGAACTCGATGTATCGAAAAGGTTTGGCTAAAAAAGTAAATGATCCAATTAAATTCGCTGACTATGAAGCTAGAAAGGTAATAGCCGGTCGTGGAGTAGGTGAAATGCCATTAATCCAAAAAGCGAAAACTACTCAAGTAATTGCTCCTTTTACTTTGGAAGTAGCTAACCAATGGAAAGTATTAGGTGAAATGTTTGATAAAAAAGATGCTGCAGGTATTCTTACTTTTATGTTAGCTTCATATGGTATGAATAAGGCAGTAGAACAAATTCGAGGTAGTGGCATTTCATTTGATCCAATCTCTGCGGTATTAGATGGATGGAACAAGGGTGAGAATTGGTCTGATAAAGTTAAAAAATCAACTGGTTCGTTAGCAGGTGAAGTTGTAGGTAATATTCCAGGTGGAAATACACTAACAAGTACATTTGGAAACAAAAAAATTATTGGTACTAATTCAACTCTTCAAGAACTATTTGCTGAAAGAAACCCTAATCGATTCGGCTCTGGTTTAACTTTAACGAAACCGTTTGAAAATCCAGCATTCATTATTTCTCCATACGGAGCAAATCAAGCACAAAAATCATTAAAAGGTTTAGATGCTATCAAAAAACAAGGTGTTTATAAACCTAATGGAGAATTGCAATACCCTATTAATACAGGTGGATTAAAAAATCTTCAAATGGGTTTATATGGACCAGGCGCAACTTCTGAAGCTAGCGCATACTATAATAACAATGCTAGACCATTAAGTGAAAAGCAAACACAAAGAGTTGACAGTAAAGTATCTAATGAAGAACGTTTGAAGGAATATGCTGCAATAATGCAAGAACGAAAACTCAAAAAAGAACATCGTGAAAAAGCAAAACAAAAGTAGTATAATTTTTCTAACAACTTTGACTTTCACCATGAACTTTTTAAAAGGGTGGTGGCTATGGGGTTATTGGAAATTAGTATTTATGTAGTGATCGGTATTGTATTGTTAATTGGTTTAAAAGAAATTTTGTATTACTTCATGTGGAGTTGGAATGAACAAGGTAAAATGTTTACAACGTTTGGTATCCTATCTTTTCTATTGTTTTTAAATATTTTTGCTTCTAAACAATGGTTCCCACAGTTTGAAGATACATCAAAATTACTTTTTTACGCTTTTATCTTAGGTGGCATACTGTATAGATTAATAAGAGTAAAGAAAAGAGGCTGACTCATTATGAGTTGGCCTTTTTATATTAGGAGGGAAAGCTTTGGAACATATATTTAATCTGTTAGTTGCTAATATCTTTTATGTTGTTTTTTCGGCTATCGGTTTTGATGTTATAACTGGTGTTTTGGCTTCTATGGTTGAACGGAAAATTAATAGTTCAATTAGTTATGTAGGATTTATTCGAAAAGTAGGGTTAATCGTGGCACTAGGATTTTTAGTGTTTGTCGATACATACCTCTCCTCAAGTGGTTATTTAGCTCAAAAAGGTTACGTAATCAGATTAGGGGTAGGTATGATTTTGGCATATGAGATTATGAGTATTGTAGAAAACTTTTCACGAATTGGTATCAATATAAAATTCATTACAAAATACTTTGATAAATCAAAACTAGGACAAGGAGATGATCAACATGAGCAAGTGGAGAAATGATTTTATAAACAAAAATGAATATAGTCGCCCCAGTACTTTACTAAATGGAGTGAAAAAAATCGTTTTACATTGGACTGCTAATCCCGGAGCAAGTGCTGCTAATCATAAAAAATATTTTGGTGAATCATTAATTGCTATAAATAGACGGAAAGAAAAAGAAGGAGAAAAACCAACTAAAGCATCTGCTCATATTTTCGTGGATAAAGATGAAGCAGTATGTATCATTCCTTTAAATGAAATAGCATTCCATGCAAATGATGTTCAAGAAAGAGAAGATGGAGTGCCTTATCGTGGTGTAAATGAGTTAAAGCCCAATGCAAACTTACTATCAATTGGTGTGGAAATGTGTGTTGAAAAAGATGGTAGTTTTTCTCCTGATACTTTACAACGGACAGCTGAAGTAATTGCAGATCTATGTAAGATTTATAGTTTAACTGAAAACGATATTGTAAGACATTTTGATGTGACTCATAAAAATTGTCCGGCTCCATTCGTAAAGGATGAGAGTTTATTTTATGTTTTTAAAAACATGGTTAAGGATGTATTAAATCCAAAACCGATTTCTTATCCAGGTCATGTATTTAAAACTGGAAATAAAGATAAAGAAATGGTATTAATTCAGAAAGCCTTAAAAGTTCCACAAACAGGTGTTTTTGATGGAGAGACTACTAGAGCCTTAAAAGAGTTTCAAAAGCAAAATAAGTTAGTTGTAGATGGTGTTTTAGGACCAAAATCTTGGAGTATCTTATTTAAATAAGAAAAAGCCCTGTATCCTCAATAGGGTACAGGGTTATTTTTGCATTAAACGGTTATAAAGTTCTAAATTCTTCGAAGACAGCCAACTTCTTTTAATTGGATCACTATAATACTCAATAAAATTTCGTTTATCTTTTTCCTCTTGGTGTGCAGCTTCATAATAATGTTCTTGGCAGTAATACCTTGTTTTCCCTTCACCATCCCAACTTTCTACAGGGGCTACCATCTTTTTAAAACCACAATACATACATATTCCTTCTTTAATCATGCAATCACCTAAGAAATAGTTTAACTGATTTTTATAAAATGAAAAAGAGCCCACCGAAGTGAGCTCCCTTTCTTAGTTTTGTGCAGCAAGCTTACGTTTTAGTAATTCTCGTTCGCAAATCTCAACTAGTGCCAGCTGATCGTCGATATACTTGTTGGATTGATTTAACTCAACCCCATCATTCGCACGCTTTAAAGCGTCCTCTTTCAAGCCTTCTAACGCTTCAACTGACAGTTTTTCGATTGCATTTTCGAATACCATCCGTAATCGCCTCCACATTTTTTAATGTCTTACACTATAAATATATGTAGGCGGTCACACCGGTATGACCGTTTTATAAAATTTATTTTTTTATTTTTTGTAATTTCTCTTTTAATAGTTCTTTTATATATCCACTAAAGTTTTTATCCTCTATAAGTTCAAGAAGCTTCACATCTTCTGGATTAGTAATATTAAATGATACTGTTTTTCTCACTTTATTTTCACTCATCGAATCACTCCTTTTTAACACCTTATGAAGTGGTATGACCGATTATTCCAACTCATATAGATCATCAACTTTACAATCTAATAATTTGGCTAATTTAAATAATTTATCAGCTGGAGGATAGTGTTCACCTTTAATCCATTTACTAAATTGTTGTGGAGTGACATTTATTTGTTTTGCTAAAAAACCTTTTTTTAAACCACTTTTATGTATCATTTCTTCCAAATTATTCTTCATCTCGATCACCTAATTTAAACAATTCTCTAATCATTAAGTTAATCCTTTGAAAATAAATTTATAAAAAAATGAAAATATATTTTCAGGGACAGACAACGTTAGGCGAATGACTACATATCATTTAACTATACGGTAAGGGAATCGGTTAAAGTGTTGAGTCAAGAAAAACTTTAAAACACAACACTATCGAATAGTAAAAACATTATTATACCAAGTATTTACAATACTTTTTCATACTTCTTTTCATTCGGGACTATTACTTACAGTAATACTAAAAGGGGGTGGGGTGGAGTGTTATTTGAATTATTAACAACAGCAAGTGCTTTAGGAGTGGGTGCCTATGCTACTTATCATAAAAAAAATTTCAGTAAAGATTCAGATAAGATTCTAAAAATTGCTGATAATTGTGGTTTGTACAAAAAAGACGATCATTTACGGTTATTCCGCAGAAGTTATAACGCAAAAGAAAAATTTACAGAATATGTTTTTAAAATCCCTTTAGGATTAGAATTGAAAGATTTTACGGAAAAGCAAGGGAAGTTCAAAGATGGTTTAAATAACAAAAGTATGAATGTAGTAAGTTTAAAAGACTTTAAAAACTTAAAGTTTGATAAAACAATTATTAAACAAATTCAAGCAATCTTTAATAAACGAATCCAATTAAATAAAGAGATTACTATGGAATACGATGGCATGTTAGTTATGCGAGTTTTTGATGAAGGATTAAAAGAAAATTATCCAATTACAGAACAGATGATGCGAAAATGCAAATCCTGGTGTGTAGCGTTAGGAAAAGGGTTAGGGAAAGAGATTATTCATAATTTCGAGAAAAACCCTCACATGTTAATTGGTGGCGCAACAGATATGGGAAAAAGTAACTTATTAAACTTAATCATAGTCACATTAATTTTAAATCACGCAGATGATGTTGAATTTACATTAATCGATTTAAAAGGTGGTTTAGAGTTTGCGCCTTATGAATGTATTAAACAAACAAAATATTTCGCTACTAATATTAAAGAAGCTTACATTGCTTTAAATAATGTTGTGGTTGATATGGAAGAAACATTCCAAGAATTACGCAAAAAAGGGAAAAAGAATGTGCAACAGTTAGGAATTACAAAACGTCATTTTGTCATTATTGATGAAGCTGCAGAACTATCTTCAAACGGAGAACAAGATAAAGATGAAAAAGTATTAAAGGTTCATTGTGAAAATCTTATAAAAGATATAGCGAGAAGGGGCAGAGCGAGTGGAATCAGAATGATCTACTCAACACAGTACCCGACAACTGAAACTGTAAGCAGTCAGGTAAAACGAAATTTATTAACAAGAATTAGTTTAGCAGTGGATACTTCAACTGCCAGTCAAGTTGTTTTAGATGAATCTGGCGCAGAGAAATTACCTTTAATAAAAGGTAGAGCTATTTACAAAAAAATGAAATGTGAAACGATGCAGTCTTATTACATTGAAGAAGAAGTATCTGGACCAATTATAAACATTCAACCGAAACGAATTTTTAATAAAGAGGGGGTTATCTTTGATGCACCATTCCAAAAGAATCCGACTAGAGAGGGAGGAAGCTATATTACAGAGTTTGAAGAAATTGGATTATCTAACAACAAGTCAAATACAAGCGTTGCACGACTTAAAATCTGAACGTAATGCACAAAGAGTATTAAAAAATATGAGTGATTATTTGAACGTAGTGAAACAAGGACAATATATTTACTATTTAAATGCAGAAGGCAGAGAAATCGTTGATTGTAAAAAAAATCGTAAGGCTACAGGTAATTTTATGCACTTTGTTATGAGAAATACGCTTTATATTGCATTTGGTATGCCAGAAACTTGGAAGAACGAAATCAAAATAAGTAGTAAAGGTGTAAATAAAAAAGATACGGTGGTTAATGTAGCAGATGCGTTATTTAAGTACGAAAACACTTATCAAATAGTTGAAGTAGATAACATTCAAAAAATGACAGTTAATCGTAAAAAAATCAGTAAGTACCGTCAATTAATAGATCGTGGAGCGTTTGGTAATGTACCACCTGTAATTATTTGGATTACAACAACAGAATTAAGACGAAAACAATTAACTGAAGCTTGTGGAAAGTATGGTATTACATCACAAGTTTATACAACAAGTGACTTCATCTAGGGAGGAATTGAGATGTTTAAAAAGCGTACAGAAAGTTACACAATTAAAGAGTTTTTGAATCGTGGGAAAGAGACTTTAGTTCCTGTATCTGAATTTGAATTACGTAAAGCAAAAGAAATGGGATTATTAGCTGGATTTACTTTACCTATTTTATTAGTACCATTAAATAAAACATTCGCAAATACAATAAGTGGTAATTATTTTGGTAATGATGTTACTGAAGTGGGAAGTCAAGTAGTGGAAGTTGCAAGTCAAGCAGATATGTATACTAAAATGATTCATGCTTTTGATCCTCTTATTAATTTGGTTCAGGCTTTAGCGTATCCAGTTTGTATGGTTGTCGTATTAGGTGGTGCTTTATTCATTATGATTGGTAATAAAGAAAAAGGATTTGCTATGATGCAAGGCGCAGGATTAGGATATGTATTGGTACAAATGACACCGATTATTTTAAAGATATTAGTAGATGCAATGAAAAGTGTGGTGTAAACCATGAAAGTAAATATCACTTGTCGATATGGAGAAGTTAGCAAACTACATCCTAATGGACACACAGGTATTGACTTAGCATTTCCAGAAGATACTCCATTGCGAGCAATTCGTAGTGGGGTAGCTCATTTGGTGGATTACGGAAAAGAAAATATAGGAAAGGGAGTAATCATTAAACATTCTGATGGTAGTAAAGAAATTTATGGCCATTTAAGCCAATTTGAAGTAAAAGAAGGTCAACAAGTTTATGCAGGAGATGAAATTGGTTTATCAGGTGGCACACCTGGAACAACAGGAGCAGGGCATAGTACTGGACCACATTTACATTTTGGAATGAAAGATAGTTCGGGGCATTTTATTGATCCTTCAAGTCATATTGATGCTGTAATGCAACAAGCAGGAGGAAATCATCATCATTGGTACGATATTTTTACAACAACCAAAGGTGTTTTATACGATTTTGCCATAGATCCGAAGGGGTGGTTTTATGAAAAAGCAGGGGAACTTGTTCAAGGTGGTTTGTTGGACTTTGTGCAAGATAGCATTAGTGCGTTACCTATCTGTGCCATTGTGGGCGGTTGTGTGTATTTCTTTATTGGTATGTTTAGTAAAAAACTGGCTAAAGTCGGATTTATCAGCACAATAATTTACGGATTGTTTGTTGCTCGAACTTAATAATTAGGAGGGATACGATGGAATTTCAATTATTAAATATGTCGGGGTTAACTTCTGAAGAACGTGAAGCATGTTTACGAGTGGTAGTATTAAATCTAAAGAAAGGCACACCGTTAAAACTTGTTATGTGGGATAAAGAAGAGATTGAAGGTCGTTTTGTAAGATTCATTTACAAGGGGCTTGTATTAAAAAATAAAGGTCAATTTATAAGAGTGAGATGTTTAGATGTTGAAAACTTTAATATATTATAGAAGAAGATAAAATTTTTTATGGATTATGTATCTATGATGACATGTTAAACCAATACAAC